ATAAAGAATTACATCCTTATGTTCATGAAGCCAACAGAAGAGCGGGTTGGAATTTTGAATGGGATAGAAGCGAGTCTTGTCAATTTACAAAATATAAAGAAGGTCAATATTATGATTGGCATTGTGACAGCTGGGACAAGGCCTACAAAAGAAAAAATAAAAACGATCCAGATAATGGTAAAATTAGAAAGCTATCTATGACCTGTCAATTAACAGATGGTTCAGAATATTCTGGCGGTGAACTAGAATTTGATTTTAGAAACTATGAGCCTCACCAAAGAGAGGAATCTAAACACTTAAGAAAAGCAACTGAAATATTACCTAAAGGAAGTATTATTGTTTTTCCTAGTTTTCTTTGGCATAGAGTTAAACCAATAACGAAAGGAACGCGATATTCACTTGTCTTATGGCATTTAGGATATCCATTTAAATAATGTATATAAACGAATATTTTAAAACACCAGTATGGATGGAAGAAAAACCAGAGTTTGTTAAATCATTAAACAAAGCTAGTGATAAATATATTAAGGCAGCCAAAAAAATGCCTGAGATTAAAAAATATATAAAACAATTTGGTGATTTCGGAACAAGTCATCACTCAACTCCATTAACACAAGATAATGATTTTTTAGATTTAAGAAATTACATTGGTCAAAAGTCTTGGGAATTTTTAGATCACAGTGGTTTTGATATGCAACAATATCAAACTATGTTTTCTGAAATGTGGGTACAAGAATTTTCTAAAAAAGGCGGAGGTCATCATTCAGCACATATTCATTGGAACCAACACGTGTCAGGTTTCTATTTTCTAAAATGCAGTGACAAGACTTCTTATCCTATTTTTCACGACCCGAGAACAGGTGCAAGATGCACTAAATTAAGAATGAAAAACCAAAAAGGCATATGGCCTGGAACAGAGCTAGTTAATTTTAGACCAAAGCCTGGCACGTTAATTATATTTCCAGGATATCTAGAACACGAGTATGCAGTCGATCACGGCAAAGCGCCTTTCAGATTTATACATTGGAACATTACTGCTATTCCTAAAGAGATGGCTAAAGATGTTTAAGAAAGATAAATATTGTATTATTCGTCAAGCTATCCCAAAAGATTTAGCAACCTTTGTTGCTAATTATTTTTCAATGAAAAAACAAGTTATGGACACTTGTCGTCAAGCTAGATACATTTCTCCTTATGAAACATTATTAGGTGAGTATGAGGGCGCCGACGGCCAGATTCCACATACCTATTCAAGCTATGCGGATATGGTTATGGAAACTTTAATGTTGAAATGTCAACCTATTATGGAAAAGACAACAGGATTAAAATTAAACCCTGCTTATACTTTTGCCAGAATTTATAAAAATGGGGATGTTCTTAAAAGACATAAAGATAGATTTAGTTGCGAGATATCTACGACGATGAATCTTGCAGGAGACCCCTGGGCTTTATATTTAAGTCCAAACGAGAATGTTGGTATACCAGATGGTAAAAATATTACTACTGAAAGTAAGGCTAAGGGCATTAAAGTAGATTTAAAGCCAGGAGATATGCTAGTCTACAGTGGCTGTGAACTAGAGCATTGGAGAAATAAATTTAAAGGTAAAGAACATATTCAAGTATTTTTACATTATAATAATCGCAAGACGCCAGGAGCTAAAGATAATATGTTTGATAAGAGACCTCATTTAGGTCTTCCTTCTTGGTTTAAGAAATGATATAGCTCTATGATGGAGGCAGCGACTCCACCACATACCTCGCTGTCTCCTTCATAAGGCTATATTATATGTTAGGATTTAGTACATTTGCAGAATTTCCATTTGCCACAGTAGCAAATGATAATAACGTAACAATTACCGTTACAGGTAATGCGTTAACTGTTAGTTTTGGAAACCCCGGAATCACTGCTGATGCAATTGTTGAAATTCCTTCTCCAAGTCAAGTAACTCTTGGTATTGGAACTGTTACTATAACAGCAGACGCTAATTTAACTCTCACAGGAAATGCTCTTACTTTAGGTACAGGAACAGTCACTGTTACGGCGGATGCCAACATGTATCCTTCTGGAAATGGTCTTGCAATTTCTTCAGGAACCGTTACAATAACAGGAGACGCTAATGTTAGTCCTACAGGAAGTGGTTTAACCCTTGCTACAGGAACAGCACAAGCGATAACATGGAGTGCAATCGTTCCAGGCGTAAGTATGATCTGGACACCAATAGACCCGACTTAAAATTATGGCATCATCTTATTCAACAAACGCACAATTAGAAATCGTCGCCACTGGCGAAAAAGCTGGTCAATGGGGCGGAATTAATAATACCAATTTACAAATTTTAGAACAAACTTCTACAGGAGTACTGGATGTAGATATATCAGCAGGGAGTTCTACACTGGTTTTAACAGACGGAGCTCAATCAACAGGAAAAAATATATACTACAGACTTTATGGCACTTTAGCAGCGAGCCGAACAGTAACGATGCCTGCGACTGCTGAAAGAGTATGGATTATGAAAGATGATACTGTTAGAGGAGCTTCTAATTATACTGTAGGAGTTTTAACAGCTTCAGGAACTACACAACCCATACCACCAGGCGCAACTGTTTTATGTAAATCCAATGGAACGGAAACAGTAGTCACTGTTCTTGAAAAAGGATACGCAACGATTACAAATTCAAACACTCCTTATACCGCTGTTGCAGGAGCACAGATTTTAGCAAATACGACATCAGCTGTCATTACCGTTACTTTACCAGCTGCAGCTTCTACTGGAGATGAAGTTACAATCATTGATGCCAGAGGAACATGGGGATCTAATAATTTAACTGTAGATCGAAATGGATTAAACATTAATAGCGCAGCTTCTAATCTAACCCTTATTACAAACGGACAATCTATTACATTAGTTTATGTAGATGCTACTAGGGGCTGGGCATATAAGACCAATACAGCGTAAGGAGCATAGATAATGGCTCTCTTTGAAATGAAATTTCAACCGGGTGTTGACAAGCAGGACACTTCTGTTGGAGCAACCGATCGATGGATTGATTCAGATAATGTTCGATGGAGATACAACCTTCCTGAAAAAGTAGGAGGATGGTCTTCCTTATTAACAAACACTATTTGTGGAGTCGCTAGAAAGCAGCACTCTTTTGTAGACACTGATGGAAATAGATATGTAGGTATTGGAACCGATAAGTTTTTACTTATTTATTTTGAAGGTGCTTTACATAATATTACCCCTTGGCGTTCTAATAATGCAGGCGCTCAAATTACTTTTACCGGTTCAACTTTAACAACGAATAGTACGGCTCCAGGTACTTCCATTACTATCACAACTACTTCTGGTCATTCATTAGAAATAGGAGATATGATTGTACTAGATGGGGTCACGATGCCTACGAGTTCAACTTTATCCGCAACTTTATTTGAAGATAAAATTTGTCAGGTTATTTCGGTTCCCAGTTCAGTTACTTTTACAATCACTTCACCGAGTGCGGAAGCAGGAGGAGGCGGTGCCGATTTAACTGCAGGAAGTTCTGCGATCGTTCAACCTTACCAAAGAGTTGGACCTTCGGAACAAACCTATGGTTATGGATATGGTGTCGGAAATTTTGGTGGAACCATAACCGGTTCTTTAACCAATAGTTTAAATGGCCTTTTGGCTGCAGATACAGCTGGAACAGGTGGTGTAGGAACTTCGGTTACTTTAACTTCTGCCGCTGGCTTTCCAGATCCTTCAGGAACCATAGCTGTTGGAGCTATTCCTACCGCAGAATTAATAACTTATACAGGTGTTTCTACTAATGACTTAACAACTATTACTAGAGGAGCATTAGGGACTGCAACTCCAGGAACTTCTAATGGTCAATCTCACACGACAACAACAATTGTTTATAATGCCTCAACTTGGACTGGCTATGGGGATGCGGTTAATGCATCTAATGTTACCTTAGAACCAGGACTTTGGTCTTTAAGTAACTGGGGAGAAGTATTAGTCGCAACCATTGCAAATGGAAAAACATTCACATGGAATTCTGGGATATCGGGTTCTGCAAAATTTACAACACCGGCATCAACTTTAACTACTAATTATGTAACAGCAATTAGTGGAACTGAAGGAAACCCAACAGCAAGTAGACTCTCATTAGTTTCTCCAACAACAAGACACTTAATTCATTTAGGGACAGAAACTACAATTGGGGACAGTACTACTCAAGATGATATGTTTATAAGATTCTCAAACCAAGAACAGATTAATGTATTTGCACCAGCAGCAGACAACAGTGCCGGTACACAAAGACTTCAAGACGGTACAAAAATTATGGGAGCTATAAAAG